GCTTATTTAGGTACTCTAGCGCCTTATATCAGTACTTTTTTAAACTATCTCACATGCACCACCTACACATGCTAACTCCTGAGAACCTGTGGTGTTGTCTTCTTCCTCAAACTCACCCAGTCCTTCCCAGTCTACTTCAGGTACAGTAGATAGCAGCTCATTGTACTTGTCAGCGTCAATCTCTTCATACGGAGCTTGTTGATATACATGATCACTATACGGCAACAGACTAATACCACTACACAGATCAAAGTTATCCCATATCCACTGCGCTATCTGCAAGAATTCACTGTCTGTGTAATAAACTGTGATGCTTGGTTTATGTTCACACCAATGATTCTGGTAGGCTTTCCAAAGCTCTAGCTGCTGCATAGCTCCTACTTCACTAACAGTGACAGAAGTCTCAGGAGCCTTTACAGGAAAGCTAAAGACAGCCGATGTAGGTGACATCACATCTTGCTCTACTGGGAATCCTGCTGACTCCATAAAGATTGCAAGTGGGTCTTTCTTGTCACTACGTACCCTGCGAATGTAATGCTTAGAGAAGCGAGGATGGATACCACTAGCAGAGTCAACAAGCTGAGACACAGTACCGCTTGGCTTAACACATGTAATAGCAGCAGACTGATTAATACCAAGTTTCTCAGACCACTTCTTATTAGTGTTAACACATACATCTCGTACTTCCTCCAACCACTTGCTCAAGTCTTTTGAGTCGCCCTTGCTTAACAGGTAATGATCCATGATGCCTGTCATGCTAACACCTAGTAGTGCTTCTTCCTCAGTGTTCTTCTTCCAGCAGTTACGCAGGTAACGGAAGTCAGTCAATGTAGCTTGTAGGCTGCCAATGATTGCTGCCATCTCTGCCTTCTTCTTGAGACTATCTAGTGTGTCGTCTTCACGCACAACAATCTCTGACAGGTTACAGAACTGATTACTACGTAGGATGATCTCAGAGCATGGGTTAGTTCCAAAGTCCTGTTCAGCATCTCTGCGTCCGTTGCGTGCTGCAATCTTCTGTGCTGCTACACGACTAAAGATACCACGCTCACCTGCCTTGCTCTCGTACATCGTCTGCATCTCTGACAAGAAAGACTCAAAGTCAGGCTTCTCTGTGTACGCTACGCTGTTGTTAGCAAGCCTACGATGGCCTTCATTGCGCCACCAGTCACCAGCTTTAGCTCTAGCCATGCGTTGATCTGATAGGTTAGAGAGGCTAATCAGTGCTGATCTACGCACACCACCAACCACTACAATGTCAGCAATCTTACAAACAACATCGTGACACTCAATGCTGGTCAGCTTACGTCCTGCTGACTTCTGGAATATCTCTACACAGAAGTTAAACAGATCAATCAATGGTTCAGGGCCAGAGGCTCTACCGCCAAAGGTCTTCAGTCGTGCTCCTGCTGGACGTACTCTGCTCATGTCCCACTGAGGTATCTTACCAGCGTACAGCATAGCAATTAACTCACGGAATGCTGAAGCCCAGCCAATCTTACTATCGCTAACAACAATAACACTGTCTGTCTTGTGGAAGCTCTCAGCAATCGTAGGCAGCTTGTTAATGAAGTTACGCTCTACACTGAAGCCAACACCTGTACCACACATGAGAACATACATCAGCTCGTCAAAGCTACGCGGTGAATCAATGGCTAGGTAGCTACAGTTAAACCCAGCTACGTTGTCTTTGTCTAGTGCTTCACCTGCTGTCATCATGCAGCGCATACTAGGCATTACTTCTAGGTTGTGTATAGCGTCAAACATCTTGCTGCTAGTCTTCTGATCTAGCTGACCACGATCAACCCAGAAGCTGACGTAGCGGTTAACTGTCTCAGCCCATGTCTCTCTGCGCTTCTGTTCTGGTAGCCAACGTGCGTACCTGCTCTTGTGTATAAACTGTTGATACTGATCCATTATTCTTCCTCGTCTATTGTTATGTGGTATGAAGTTGTAGTGAGAAACTGATATGTTTCTTCGTACAAATGACCGTTGAATTGATCCTTTATCAAGATCTCTCGTGCTTCATCTAAGGTCTCTGCTTCAACTTCGAAGTAGCAACCAGCATAGTGTTTATGCCCCTTGTCTGGCTTTGCTATGAACCTTTTAATTTGATCCATTATTATATACTCTTAAATGTTATTGCTTTATTAAACCTAAACCAAAGTATTTAAGTTTCTTTTTCATTATTCTTCCTCGTCTATTGGTATGTGGTATGAACATGCTTTAAGAAAGTAATCAAACTGCTCTTTCATTTCGTGTATTGTTAACTCACTAGAGTACAACGTATGTACTATCTTTGTAGCTGGTGCTGCTGACTCTGCTAAGCCAAAGTCAGGATAAGAAATAAACTCATACACTGGTTTTCTGTCCATCAGTTATTGTCCTCTTGGTCAAACTCAAAGGTTTCATCAAAGCCCTGCATTATGTATTCAGCAACACAGAGCTTAATGGCTGATTCGTTAGGCGTGTCGGTGTGCTTGTGCGCCCTATACCAGCCAGCCTCTATACCTTCCTCAATTAGCCGACCGATCAGTGGGTACATTTTAACTTTCATATTTAGTTACTCTCTGTATCCCCATTCTCAAACACCACCACTTGTGTCAGCCGTGATAAGTACCACTGAGCTTTCTGTAGGTCTTCTACCTGCTTGCCTTTGTAGTCGTAACGCCACAGATACTTCATGCAGTTGCCCTTGAGGTAGCCCTTGAATGCTACACTAGACATAGACTCTTCAATGGCTACGATACATTCAACAGCGCCAGTGTTGTAGTGGTCTGGGTTGTTAACTACGTCCTCTACTTCATTATCCCAAGAACTATGGGCGGCTTCTTCCTCTGCTGCCTTCATGTATTCGTCTATCTTGGAGTCAAAGTAAGAGTCAGTGTGTTGCTTGTCTCTAACTCTATCCCACGCTGATGGTGTTGCGTCATTCAATCGCATCGTCAAAGTCCTCTGCTATTCTGTCAAAGTTAATCATTATTCTATCTTGAAAACATTCTAGTAATTCAGGAGTAGTGATGTTTAATAGTTCACATATCATCTCCTCGTCACAGAACATTATAATCTTTTCCTTTAACTCTTCTAAGGTAAGAGCCATGTTAGTCTCCGTACTTATCTCTAAGATAGTTTATGCTCACTGGTAGCTCGTCACAGCCTCCGTTAGCTACTTCATTCAACAACCAGATACCTGACCAGCTTCCGTTGGTTTGTGGTGTTAGGTAAGTCTTCATCGTGTTGATAGTAGATTCCTGAGAACAAGCCTATGATGTTTGTACCGTCTGCTTTACGTGCATAGGCGATGTCTCTGTCTTGTACGTGACCCATTATACATGACATATACTTCTTAGCCAGCATTAGTTTAGCGCTGCTGACAGGTCTGCCCATAACACCACTGGTGAAGTAGTGACAGTAGGCTATGTCGTCAATGATGATAGGCTGCAAAAACGGTATAACTTCCCAGCCCATACTCTCTAGCTGGAAGTCTTTAAAGCCAATCAAACCTTCTAGCTTAGGGTCAGCGTTGACGGCTCTCTCGATACGGTTCTCGTGGTTGCCTAGAGTAAACACCATGCGTGGTTTCCACTGCTTATCTTTGTTACGCTTCAGGCGGTTCTGCTCTCGTATGATAGGCTCCATGAATGCTTCCATGCCTTCGATACCAGCTTCGATATCTTTAGTATAACGTCTGCCTTCAAAACTACGTGTACCTACGTCATAGCTGCTCAGTGATGGCATATCCCAGTGGTCGCCAATGTGTATGATAACGTCTGGCTTCTTGTCTGCTGCGTACTGCCCAGCCCATCGCAAGTGCTTAACAGAATGCTCTGGTTTTACCTGCGTGTCTGGTATTACTAGATGCTTAGTCATTATTGATCTCCAGCTTCTTGCCACTGTATACAGGCTTTATCAAACTTAATCAACGGTTCAATATCGTCTGGATTAGGTGTTCTACCTTTTGGTGTTCCTCCAGTCTGAACAACAGAAAAGGTAGCTGACTTGTTAGAACCATCGTGTAAAACAATGTATCCCCACTTGCCTTGCTCTCTGAATACAAAGTAACTTGGCAGTCCTGTTAATTCGCTAAGGTTTATAATCTCCATATACTTAGGAACGTTGAGCGCACAGAAAGCAGACTTGCCGTCTCCGTACCACTTACACTCAGCCCAGCCTAACATATCTCCTTTGTCAGAACCTTCAAAACTAGGTTTAAAAAACCATCCGTCTAGTCTGTACTTAACAGTGTTAGGGTTTTGCCAGTAATGACAACCTAAATGTTCAGACATTATACGCAAAAGTTTTTCTTCTCTAGCTCTGTCTTGTGCTGTTTCTCTCATCTGAGTCATTTCTTTCGCCTCTTGCGTTCTGCATTAGTCTTAGCAGTATGGCACTTGTGACACAGTACTTGATACCCTTCAGCTTCGATGAACATTCTCTCTATGTAGGTGTTCCAATCTATAAAGCCGACTTCTGGGTCTACTACTGGGTCTATATGATCTACTGCTGCGTTGTTGCGTCTACGCTTCTTTCCTTCTAGCGGTGGTAGGGTAGCTGAGGAACCTTTGCCACACTTGGCACACTTGTACATCCCTCTGGCCACCCTAGCCGCTGATTTAACATCGTGTTTAACACCCCATTTGGCATGTGCCTGTCGGAGTGCAGAAACGATAAAGGANCGGAANCGNGCTTCTGTCCATCTTCCGTTATTCCGTGGTTTCATTGAAGCTCCATATCTCACCGTCNTTACGGCGTANCCATAACAATCTACCATTTTCTATGACACGTTCTTCACTGCCTAGCATTTCTACGCATACGTTGTAATAGTCCTGCTCGTTCTTGCAGTCTTCTAACAACTTGATAGACTTCTTCTCGCCAATACCTTTGATGCCTACGATATTGTCAATTCTGTCACCCATTAGTATCTGGCGATAGAAAAAGTGTAAGCCTTCCTCTGGCGTAACGTAGTAGCGGCGCTTCTTAACAAAGTTATAATGCCATCCTGCAATTTGATCAAAGTCTTTATCCAGAGATACCATTATAGCCTTGTCACCGTGAGTAGTGGCTGCGATGGCTATAGCATCATCAGCTTCCTCATTGTCGGTGACTACAGCAGCCCACTTAGATATAAGGTGTTGGCGCAGTGCTTGTATGTGTACTGGCTTTTCCTTATCCTTGCGGTTTCCTTTGTAATCAGCGGTAACGGCATATTCGTTCCTGAAATTGCCTTTACCAGTGAGATACAGAACATAGTGCGATGTTTCCTCGTCAGCGTTAAGCTGCATCAGAAGGTCTGCAATGAAGCCATCGAGAGTACTGATGGCTGTCTTCTCAGACTCTTGGTTGCACGACCAGCCTATGCGATAGACCAGTATGTCTGCATCAATTAAAATCACAATGCTTCGTCCATAGCTACTTCGTCAACTTCAGCACCGCCGTTATAGGCAATGAGGTCAGTGACTACTAGCTTCATCAGTGAAGGACTGCGACCAGCTTGTCCAGCAGGAGATTTCCAATCGTAGTAGCCAATCACAGCTTTG